ATCCTATAACAGTTATAACAACGGAGGAAACATGAACAGAAAAAATAGAAGAACAAATCCATTTTCCGGTCAATCGGAAATGTTAACTAATGAAGAGGCAATTATATACGATCAAATAAAAACGGCCGAAATGAACGAGGAATGGGAAACACTGCAAGCGGGGTTGGATAAGTTTAGTAGATTGAACCCTAGTGCATATATGACGTTATTAGATTAACAACGGAGGAAACATGGTAAGTAAATATATAAAACAATTAATAAAAGATTATAGAAACATGAACATGAAATCTTTTTTAGATAAGCACGGCGCGGAAGCGGTGGCGCTAGCAAAGAAAATGAGTGAGAGACAGAAACATGAACAACGGATAGATTCACAAGTAAGTCAATAAACATACTGTTCATAATGGGTCGGCGCCCTGCGGGCGCCCGGCTTATTCGGCCCTTCGGGCCGGGCATATCTCGGCCCCTTCGGGGCCTCGAGGGGTCCCAAACCGATCCAGGAATTAAAACCTTTTTTTTAACGTCAATCACCCTTTTTGCAAAAGGGGTCCCAATACTGTACAGTATAGTGTAAGTTTTAGAGATAGACGTCCCTAAAATACTTTTTAAGTTTATGAATATAGACCCAAAAAAATTGCAGAATTTTGAAAAGCTTCCGGCTGATGTAAGACGTGAGTTCAGTTTATTAATGAATCAGTGGGAGAATAAAAAATCGACTCAGAAAGTACAGTCAGATTTTATGTCTTTTGTAAAACACGTTTGGCCTGATTTTATTGAGGGAAAGCATCACAAAAAAATTGCGGAAAAATTTAACCGAATCGCATCTGGTAAAATTAAAAGAGTTATTATCAATATGCCACCAAGACATACAAAGTCTGAGTTTGCATCTTATCTATTACCTGCCTGGTTAGTGGGCCGTAATCCAAAATTAAAAATTATTCAATCAACACACAATACTGAATTAGCTGTAAGGTTTGGACGAAAGACCAAGAACCTAATGGACTCGCAAGAATACAAACAGGTTTTTGAAACAAGGCTCAAGGAAGATTCTCAAGCTGCAGGAAAATGGGAAACCGAACAAGGTGGTGAATATTATGCAGCTGGTGTTGGATCTGCAATTACTGGAAGGGGTGCTGATCTATTAATTATTGATGACCCACATTCTGAACAAGACGCATTAAACATGCAAGCATTGGAACGTGCGTACGAGTGGTATACTTCTGGACCTAGGCAACGTTTGCAGCCAGGTGGTACAATTGTTTTAGTTATGACTCGTTGGCATCAAAAAGATTTAACTGGACAATTAATCAAATCACAAAAAGAACCTAAAGCTGATCAATGGGAGTTAATAGAATTTCCTGCTATCATGCCATCAGGTAAACCATGCTGGCCAGAGTATTGGAAGCTAGAAGATTTACAAGCTGTTAAAGCAACATTACCTGGATCAAAATGGAATTCACAATACATGCAAAATCCAACTTCGGAAGAAGGAGCACTGATCAAAAGAGAATGGTGGCAAGATTGGGATGCAGATGATCTTCCAGCATTAAGACATGTTATACAATCTTATGATACTGCATTTATGAAAAAATCTTCTGCCGATTTTTCTGCAATTACAACTTGGGGCGTGTTTCAAAAAGATGAAGACTCAGGTCCTTGTTTAATGTTGATTGATGCATGGAAAGGTCGAGTCGAGTTTCCAGAACTCAAGCGTATCGCATTAGAACAATACGGATATTGGCAACCTGAAACAGTTATCGTAGAATCTAAAGCATCAGGGCTACCCCTAACTTATGAGTTGAGAAAACAGGGAATACCTGTTATAAATTTCTCACCATCAAAGGGAAATGACAAGCATACTCGTGTCAACTCAGTTTCCCCATTGTTTGAAAGTGGTAAAATCTGGGCACCTACTCATATGGAGTTTGCTCAAGATGTTATCGAAGAGTGTGCTGCTTTCCCTTATGGTGATCATGATGACTTGGTCGATAGTATGACACAAGCTGTGATGAGGTTTAGACAAGGTGGTTTGATAGAGCATCCTGAAGATTACAAAGAGGATCAAGGACCACGAAAAGCAAAGAAGTTTTATTAATATGGAAAATAGTTACGAACAACTTATAGACGATTACAACAACGGTATTTTAGTACAAGCCGGAGAAAGTTTAACCGATTACATCAGTAGAATGGGTGGAGTAAATTATCCTGATAAAAAAGCTAACGGTGGAATTATAACTGCATTAAGAATTGGTTTAGCTAACGGATCTTTAAGTCCAGATGAATTAGCAGCTTTAAAAGAAGAAGTTAAACAAAACCCTACAATGGTTAATGAGATTACAGATATAGAATTTGGTGTTAACGAACCAGGTCCAGCCACAGATCAAGGACCTTACCCAATGGATAAAAAAACTAAAAAAGAAAAAGAAAAAGAAATGTTAGAAGAGTTAGAAGAAGAATTAAAAAAATTAAAAAATAAAAAAGCTGATGGTGGTATAATGCGAGTTGATTTAAGTGAAGGCACACCTAGTAAAAGAGATGAACTTGTAGAAAGGTTTGGTGTAGGGTCAGATCTTTTAAAAAAAGTGTATCCTCTTTTTATGGATGAAGATGGAGATTATAGAAAAGCATTACAAATTGCAAAATACGAATTAAGTAAATTTATAAGTGGAAAAGGAACAGATTTAGATACCGGTGCTGAGTGGTATAATAAATTAGATAAAGATACTCAAAAAGAAATTTTGGAAGAAAAAATTAAAATAAGAGAAAAACGTCCAGAGATGTATAAAAAATTTGATATTAAACCCTCTCCGCAAATGGTAGAGGAAATGGAGATGCCGGTATATGATGAAGAGTATGCTGGTAAATATGGTATCGGTGGAAGATATGCAGATGGCGGCGTAGCTGGAATATTGAAGGTATAATGAAATACCCTAAAACAAATCTGTTGCCTCCAAAATCAGGCCCTAATCCTCAAGGCTTGAATATATCCTATAATACTGTTAAAGAGGTAAAGGAGAAAATATATAATGGCGGACAACGTAGACAAATCATTACCAAACACAAGAAGCGAAGTTAAGATACCATCTCCAGAGGAGATTAACGAAAAAGTACAAGAGAAAGTTACTGAAGAAGTAACAGCTCCTGATGGTGTTGAAACAATTCAAAACGAAGATGGATCAGTAGATGTAAACTTTGATCCTAGAGCCGTTGCTCCTGAAGAAGGTGACGAGCACTATTCTAATTTAGCCGAGTTCCTTGGTGATGAGATTCTTGATCCATTAGGCACACAACTACAAACAAATTTTGAAGAGTATAAAGAATCTAGAAGAGACTGGGAAAGAACTTATACATCAGGATTAGATTTATTAGGATTTAAATACGAAGACAAAACAGAACCTTTTCAAAACGCTAGTGGTGCTACGCATCCAGTTTTAGCAGAAGCGGTTACACAATTTCAAGCTTTGGCTTATAAAGAATTACTCCCGGCCGAAGGACCAGTAAGAACAGCGGTCGTTGGAAAAGTTACTCCAGAAAAAACTCAACAAGCAGAGAGAGTCAAAGATTACATGAATTACGAACTTATGGAAAAGATGCCAGAGTACGAACCTGACTTTGATCAATTATTATTTTATTTACCTTTAGCGGGTTCAGCATTTAAGAAAACGTATTACGATGAATTAATGAATCGTGCAGTTTCTAAATTTGTACCGGCAGATGATCTGGTTGTTCCGTATACGGCTACCTCATTAGACGATGCGGAAGCAATCGTTCATGTTTTAAAAATGGACGAGAACACTTTGCGTAAACAACAAGTAGCAGGTTTCTATAGAGATATCGATTTAGGAACACCGGCTGATAATGCTACAACAACTTCAGATCTTAAAGCTAAAGAACGAGAACTAGAAGGAATTAGAAAAACAGCACAAGAAAATATTTTTACGCTTTTAGAAATACATACGGATTTAGATCTAGAAGGATACGAAGATAAAGATGTGGATGGTAATCCAACAGGGATTAAACTTCCATACATTGTTACTTTAGAAGAAGCAACAAGATCTATTTTATCTATTAGAAGAAACTATGAAATTGGTGATCCTAATAAATCTAGAATAAAATATTTCACTCATTTTAAATTTTTACCTGGTCTTGGTTTCTATGGCCTAGGTTTAATTCACATGATCGGTGGACTATCAAGAACAGCAACACAAGCCTTACGACAACTATTAGACGCAGGAACTTTATCTAACTTACCTGCAGGGTTTAAACAAAGAGGAATTAGAATCAGAGATGATGCACAGTCAATTCAACCTGGAGAGTTTAGAGATGTAGATGCTCCTGGTGGAAATATAAAAGATTCATTTATGATGCTTCCATTTAAGGAACCATCACAAACTTTGTTACAACTTATGGGCGTCGTAGTACAAGCAGGTCAAAGATTTGCTTCAATAGCAGACTTGCAAGTAGGAGAGGGTAATCAACAAGCAGCTGTGGGTACGACCGTAGCATTGCTAGAAAGAGGATCGAGAACAATGTCTGCGATCCATAAAAGATTATATGCTTCACTAAAAAGTGAATTTAGATTATTAGCTCGAGTCTATAAACTTTACCTCCCACCAGAATACCCCTATGATGTTGTGGGTGGTTCGCGAACAATTAAACAAGCGGACTTTGATGACCGAGTTGATATACTGCCAGTTGCAGATCCAAATATATTTTCTCAAACACAGAGGATCTCTCTCGCACAAACGGAACTTCAGCTGGCAGTTTCCAATCCACAAGTCCACAA